GACTCTGGGCCTCTAATAGCGACGGTGCCTATGGAGGAGACTGGCCTGATATCACTATTGATTTAATTAATAAGACTGTTACAGATGAAACAGGTACGCATTCATTTGAGAGTTTTATTGAATATCATATGTTGAAGGATGCATATTTAAATACTTAACTGAGGGGCCCAGCGTGGTGAACTGGGCTATAACGTGGGGTGGGGTCCTCCACGTATATAAGGGTGGAGCGCAGGTCCAGTCACACTTGCGCTCCCCCAACATCTTTGATATAATGAAAGGTAATGATGACATTTAGAATTAGTAGGGGAGTTACACCTGAAGAAAGGGTGGCTTTAAGGCTTAAGGCTATTGTTGAAGACTTGAACCTTGATATTGAGCAGACTGGAGTCATGCTGGCGAGGGTCTTGCCACATTTGACTTATACAAGATTAGTTAGTATGATAGAAGCAGCACAAGATGAAAAAGAAAATATCCTAAACCCTAAAAAGGCACATGAGAAATGGACACAATATGGACTATGGTAAAGTATCAGATATTCTAGCCCTTATCTATGCTGACGGCGTAGACTTAGCAGGCTTGGATTATCTACCTGCTGATTATTGGAAAGAGTGTGAAGATAGCCTTGTCCTTGCTACTTTTGTTTCTAATGGGTGGGTAGAACTTACAGAGATGGGTAAGGCTCAGATAGAGTTTGCTTGGCGTGTGCTTTGTGAGGTCAGAGAGTTAGACCCTGAAGTAATGTATGACAGCCCTATTGCTTTCTTTGAGGCACAGGCGGTAGAGGCAGAAGTAGTCCCAATTGAAAAGGGTAAAAAGAAATGATTAACTATCAAACAAAATGCTCTATATTAGGAGATCTATGGTCTAATTATAGATTTGATGAAGATTTTGAACAATTCATTGATTATAACGATCTTGGTCTACCCCTTGCATATTTTCTAGCTGAGGGCCTGGTAACAGAAATAACACCAGAGGGACAGCTCTTTGTTAATGAAAGCTTTAATCTATTTATTGCAGCATTAGAAATTAAAGAAGAAGAAATTAAAGATGATATGTCTTTAAATGATTTATTAAAACTAGCTGAAGATAAATTGAAATAATATTTTTCGAACAAACATTGTAAAATATTAGATTACGATGATCGATATTTTTTCCCATTTTTTTTAGATTACGAAACAAACATTTTTTTCCCAGAAAATAGATTACGATCAAACAATATTTTTCCCATATCCTATATCTATTCTTATTAGGTATATAGGTATGGGAGTATCTTTTATATACCCCGCCAAAAAAAAGATTACGAAGCCCCTTTTGTAAGCCCAGGATTTTTGGGGCGGGCATTCTACCAGCTTGCGGGCGTTTTGTCAAGGGCCCTGCAAAGCGGGCGGTATAAAAAATATATACCCATATTACCCCTATAGAATAGATTACGAAGACACTATATTTTTTCCTGGATTTTCAAATATTTTCTATATATTTTATAACTTTTTGTTATACTTTTAAAACATTTTTATATATTTTTGCAGCATTTTTTGTCTATTATTTGGGACAAATATTTGACAATTATTGCTGTATTTGATACTATGCAGGCTATTTGGATATTTGACAAATAAGGTTTTATATGATATGGGGTTTGGAACTGGGGGTTTGAACTGCCAGCGGGATTACGACGCCCCTCTTTAAAGGGCTCCATCCTCCACTTCCCTCCATTTTCCTCCACCTATAAAATATGAAAATATGATCAGTAAGATATTATTGTGGATAAACCTGTGGATAACTTGTATTTTATGTGGATAAAACCTCACATCTATATAAGATATTTTTATAAAACCTAACAACTATATGTGCTAAAACCTAACATGCTATAATCAATATATGCCTAGTCAAAATACTCAATGGTATAAGGATGTAAGACTTATTCAAGCTTTGGACGCTATTCGCCAAAGAAATATGGACTTCATGTCTAAATGTTATTTTTGTGGCGATAAGTCCATAGGTATAAAAGCTATTGAAGAAAAACTATTTTCTGTATGTGATAATCACTCAGAAAAAACGGGGGAATCAGTATAATCCCCATATGCTTCTTCGCATAATGGGCAATAGGAATTAACACTCTTATCTGACCCTATCAGAATTAATCCTTTTTCATATAGATCCAAAATATCATGATCTATTCTCCTATGAACTACAGGTATTAATTTAGTCTTACAGGTTATACAGTTAGTAAGCATATAGGTATTATAGCATTTACCCTATACCGCCCTTATTTGCCTAATACCCCCCTTTTACGCTATAATGATTAAATGGACTATAGTCAATACTGGCAAGAAAATACTCCCTGGATAGCAGAGAGAGTATTTAACATAAGAACCCTATTAAAGCCCAAAATGGCGACTACAAAATATGCCAGATTTGGAAGTAATGGGGATGGGGGATATATTCTTGCAGATGATATTAAATCTGGAGATACATTAATATCATATGGAGTTGATAAGAATATTGATTTTGAGAAACATTTATCTAATCTAGGATGTAATGTGGTTATGTATGATCATTCTGTGAATACCCCGCCAGAATACATAAATGGAGAATTTATCAAGAAAAAGATTGGCGTAAATCCAGGAGAGGTCAGCATTGATGAGACTCTAACTGCTGATGATTGCATCCTTAAAGTAGACATTGAAGGTTCAGAATGGGATACCTTTGCCGTTGCCAAGAACCTTTCCAAGTGCCGTCAGATTACGATGGAGGCTCATTGGATGTTAAACCTTTCATACGACGCATTTTATTTTAAAGTGGTTGAGGCTTTAGAAAACATTGCGAAGACGCATTTCCCTGTCTTTGTTCATGCCAATAATGACCAGCCATTGATGGTTATGGGAGCACAACCTATTCCGAATGTATTTGAGGTTTTATTCTTAAATAAAGAATCATATGAATATTCAGAAATCTCAGATCCATTCGCAGGGCTGGTTATAAAAAACAATCCAGTTTTTCCTGAAATCGGCTTGACATTCCCATAGTAGATACGCTATAATTAATACTAGAGACGTTGACCTTACCTTTCTGGGGTCATTTCCTCTCCTCCTGAGCACGAGGTTAAAAGGCTCCCTTTCTGTTATAATTTCCTTATGCATCTTCATGGACATTACGAAACTGAAACCAGCTACGCCTGTGCTAGATGTGGCTGGGAATTATCTAAAGCAGATATATATAGTAATCCAAAGACTAAAGCAATACTTGAAGCTTTAGGATCAGATTACGATGAGAATGGTATTCCTTATTGGGATAAATAATGATAGATGATATTGTTCCAATTAAAAGAGATATAGATAATCATATAGATGATTTTGAAGAATTAGATCTTGTTTGACTTCCCCTGATTTTTAAGGTATACTAAATATATGAAATACATTGTTATATATTTAGCTTTATTGTTTTTAGCTCTTGTCTTTAATCATGGAGCACATAAGAATGACGAGTAAATATGAAAAGGCATTTGTAAAGTATAAAAGAAAGAATTGGGAGTTCAACAACAAAATGGAAAAAGAAAACTGCGTAATGTGTCAAGGATATGGCTTGCTTCAGTCAGATGAAGAATGCATGTGTGTTGAGAACAAATGCTCATGCAAGAATTGTAAGTGCTAATGAAGTACTATACCACAGATGACGATTATAAAAAAGTAGAAATAGATAATGATCTTGCAAAAGAAGTTATTCGTCAGTATGTTGAAAGACGATATACGGCAGCCCTTTTAGCTGCTACATTTATAATTGGATTTTTATGTGGAGTTATAGCGTATGCTCTTTGATGATGATAATTGGAAGTTAATTCATCAATCATTACCGCCTCTTCGTTGGCTTGCCAACGGATTTGGTAATATTGGATCTTGGGCAATATTACGATGCGCTTTTGCAGAAGAAGATGAAAGAATGTTTGCTGCAAAGATATACGGAAAAATATATAGTTTGTTTATGCCTTTATCTAATAAGTATGGATCATATTATAAATTAGACAGGCAGATAGAAGAAGATCTTTAACCATATTGCCACGCAAAGTGGCAAATGGTGGTTATATGTTTCTATTTTGCGCCGAACTTTAAACGCATTTTTTCCCATTTAAGTAAATCTTCGGGCCGATCAAAATCGTCTGTCCAGTCATTAATTTCTATATATCCGTCCGTTTTAAAACTATCGTTTTTATGTTTTATATTATGTATATGAAGATATAGTCTCCATGCTCCTGCTCCGCCTTGTTTTTTATCTATTAGCTCTAATATAGATTGTTTAATTTTGTTATTCATACCGCCCGAAAAAGCGATTGCAAATATTTCTTTATGTCCCTTGCCAGTAAATTTAGATGGCCCCTTTCTCATAAAAAACTTAAGGTCGTCCTGATTATTAACTATCTTGTTTACCGCTTCATCTGTAAAATAAACATCTCCAAAGACTATTATTGTTCTATCATCAGACCATAAATGATGAGATGAGTATATCTTTCCAAAGTCTAGCCAGTCACCTACTAAAGGTTTTTCTAGTTGTGCCCCTTCTATTTTATATCTATCATCTTTTCCAATTATTATAATATCATTACTAAATTTATTAAACTGTTTGTAGATGCGGTGTAATAAAATATCCCCTTCAATTGTCATTAAATGTTTTGGAGTATTACGAAAATGTTTCCATCGTGTACCGTCGCCAGCAGCAGCAATAATAATACGCATTTGACCAGTATATCAGTTGACAAGCAAAAACCATTATGATACACTGATAAGGCAGTAAAAGACTAACTAACAATAGGAGAATATAGTGAATCTATACGGTACTTTAGTTGGGCGACTTGGAACAGATCCTGAAAGAATCGGATCTACTGGTGCCCGTTTTCGTTTATCCTCTAACGATAGAGCAAGAAACGAACAAGGTCAATGGGAAGACCGTGACCAAACCTGGACAACAATTAAGGTCTGGGGTAAGAATGCTGACTACGTAATGTCTACTCTTAAAAAGGGGCAAGAAGTTATTGTAGTTGGAACAATGATTGAAGATACTTGGACAGACAAAGAAGGTAATAAGCGTAGTGCATATGAGTTCAAAGCAGAACACATTGGCGCTACTGTTTTTACAATGTCAAAAAATTCTGTTGCTACCGCTGAGGTTTCAGCAGACAGTCCTTGGGCAAAGGCTAATGCATAAACTGCCAAAAAAGCAATTTTGGCATTGCTGGTGCAGCAGGTTTATCTTCACTAATGATGGAGATAAGCTTGCTGCATGGCTCAAAAAACATTTTGGTAGTGAAAGCAAATGTCAAAAATATAGATCCTTTTCACCCATTTGGTGGTACAACCAAATAACATTAAAGATAAATAGTTGGTACTGGGGTAGAAAGTTAAAAATAAAATTAGTAACTATGGATGAAACTGGCGTTACATCAAGAGAGATAAAACCATGACAAATTGGACAGAAGAATTAACAGATGATCAAAAGAAACAGGTTTGGGACTTTATTGTTTTAACTGTAAAAGAAATTAGAGAGCAGATAGCTCTTGATATAGAATATACTTATGAAGTTTGGGCTACACATGGACAAGCAAAATCAAGAAGAACAAAAAAAGCTTTTGAGGTTTGTGCTGATATTGCTAGAGGGCTAAACGAAATTTCTAAATGAAAAGAGACTACTATAAAAAATTATGGTCAACTATTTTATCTAATGGTGTAAGACAAGATAGTGTTGGAGATTGGACTATAATAAATTCATCAACTAATAAACGAAGAATGGAAGGCTTTGGCTCATCAGTCACTGGTCCTGCTGGTCCAAATCAAAAGCAGTGGATTCCATCTAAAATATATATAACGCCATTGGACATAGAAGAAATATGGAATAAACAAAGCGGAAAGTGTTATTGGTTTGGTATAGATCTTGATTTAGATCTGTTATATAAAGACCATCCAGACTGGATGCCTAAACACCCACTCGCACCATCTATTGATAAAATTAAGGTAGATGGGGACTATTCAAAAGAAAACATAGTGATTTGTACTAGGTTTGCTAACTTTGGCAGAAATGTGTGTGATTTTGATAAATTTCATAATATAGTTAGTATATTGAAAGGAAGTGTATAATAGTATTATGACTACATCTTTTAGAAACTCAATAAGTAATACAGAGGTTTCTCTGTTAAGCCCTAATGGAACCCACTCTGGACTTGATTTTACAATTCAAAATTGTAATGAGTCTGGATATATTTATCTTGGCGGAGATGATTCTTTATCTTCTACTAACTATGGATTTAGAATACTTCCAAATCATTCCATATCTTTTGAACTTCCTGGAGAAGATGCAATTTATGCACTAGCATCAACATCTGGAATGCATGTATCTGTAATATATACTAGTTTGGAAATTTAATGGCACGTTTTACTCATCCTGCTATCGGACCACTTGACGACGGTGATATTGTAAGTACAATACATTCTTATAATCCAGTTTGGTCTGGAACAGGACTTACATTTACTGGTACACCAGTTACTGGTGCATATATAAAAATGGGTAAATTAGTAACTGTTCAAATAGATGTTTTGTTTACAAATGTAACTAATTTTGGTACTGGACAATATTCATTAACAATACCGTTTACTTCAAAATATCACACTGATGTATATGGTGGATCTATTCATAATGTTGATCCTTCTGGAACAGATCATTATAGTATAAAAGGGCATTTAGCACCATCAAGTTCTAACATGACTATATGGAGTATTGGTAGTTCTGCAAAAGATGAACCATTTGATCATAATTCTCCATTTGTTTTAACTACTGGAGATAAATTCCATATGTCATTTTCATATATTTGTGAATAGTTATTCAACGTTTGGACAGCAATTTACACAGTGGCATCCATAGCCATTTTCTTCTTCTGAGTCTTCATCATAATGTTGAAATGCATAATTAATTTCTGTCATTGTTAATTTTCCATCAATTAAATATGCACGAGCCAATGATTCTGCCACATTAACTAAACCTAATACCCCAGCAAATAAACAAGACTTTAAAAGGTCAAGTCCAAATATTGATCCTAATCCTATTACGGAAAGAGCTGATGCAAAAAATGTTGCTAAAGCTCTGTAAAAAAATACTTTAGTCCTTATTAATCTTTTTTTTCTTTTGGGGGCCATATTTATATTATACTATTAATTTGACTATTGAAAAGGGTAGTAGTATAATAGGTATATGAGCAATAGGGTGGTTATCTGCAATATCTGCAATAAAGAAATAGAGGTGCGTTGGGGCATATTTGCCCACAGCACACTGTCACGTCATATGAAGGAGCATAATAGTGGCGCATAGTGTAAAAGAAAGAGTAACAATAGGCTGGTGTGATAATGGCCTTGTTGAGGGTAGATTTATGAGCGGTATTGTAAATACTATTATAGATTCACCTAATCATAAAATTAATATAGTAAATACCATTCGTGTTAATGGAAATCAAATAGCTAGACAAAGACAATCTTTGTGGGATTATTGGGCTGAAGCTTCTGATTCTGAATGGTTGCTGTGGGTTGATAGTGACATAATTTTAACTTCATCCATTTTAAAAATATTATGGGATGCAGCAGATAAAAAAGATAAGCCAATAGTAAGTGGTTTATACTTTGTGTCAAACCAAAACGAACAGTCTTTAATGGAGCCAGTGCCTGCGATTTACATGGAAACTGGAGATCCGTTTAGAACTAAACTAATTCATGAATTTCCACAGAATGAATTAATGCCAGTTGATATTGCTGGTTTTGGTCTTATGTTGATGCACAGATCAATTATTGATCCAGTTAATAAAGCAGCAGGTGAACTTTCTGTATTTGGTGAAAATCAGCAAGTAAAAGATAAATTTATAAGCGAAGATGTTTCATTCTGCAGAAATCTAAAAAAAGCTGGAATTCAACTTTATGCACATACTGGTGCTAGTGTACAACATATGAAAACATTTTCATTTGATCAAAATTATTTTAATGTTTATTGGACTAGCATTGCTAACGGAACAATAAAGAAGCCTGGTCGTGGCAGATCCGAATCAAACACCTCAGAGGGGTGATTGGGTATGCCCATGTAATGGGTGTAAAAAATCAGCTAAACAGGTAATTGATAAAATAGTTGAAGAATATGTCTCTTGTCCAAATATGATGGAGCAGGATGGAAAGCTATATTGTCATACTTGGTATAGACATGATGATTGTGAAAGATTGAGAGAGTTATTATTTAATATTACGAATGACTCTAAATATACCCGCAGCAATAGCTCAGTTGGTTAGAGCCCCCGACTCATAATCGGGTCGTCGTAGGTTCAAGTCCTACTTGCTGCACAAATTAAATTATTTCGTCGTTAAAAAATATACCAGGATTATCTTTTGGCGACTTATATTTTTTATAAGCTGTTAACTTATTTTGTGTATATTTTGGTGCAGCAGTCATTTTACCTGGATAATCTTTTTGAACAAACATAGGGTTGTTTAATGCATATACATTAAAGAATCTTTGTATCATTGCAAATGGAATATCCATTGGCATAACTAATTCTTCAGCACAATACTTAGTTGTTTTTTTACACATTTCTACATATTCTTGATTTAAATACAAAATTGCATGTGATGAAAGCATGTTATATATTTTATATAAGTGTTTCATTTTATGTACTGGTTTATATTTTAAATAAAATCCAGAATAACTTTGCATATAGCCCCATTGAGATGTGCCTAAATATAACGCATGTGCATTATTAGGAACTTCAACTGACTTAACAAAGTTTTTAACATCTGCATCATCTTCTAATACTATAAATGGAGCTGGAATTTGTGATAAAGCTAGGTGCTGAGATTTTGATAGTCCTACTTTACCATTTTTCTTATCTTCTATTGCCTCTATTCTGGTAACATTTTTAAATCCATAATATTTTAATTGTTTTTCCATATATTCTTTTTTGTTAACATCTTTAGCCATATTAATATAAAAAACTGGAATATTTAATAAATCTATTATCATTGGTTGCTCACATATTTTTTATAAAAATAATCCATTGCTGATCCATCAAGAAAATTATTATTATCAAAACCTTTTCTGTTTAACATTTGATGCCATATTTGAATTGTATGACTGCGCTGTGATGCCCTCATAACGGCATTAAAGCTCTCTGGGAGGAACAAATCCTTCCATTCCCAGTAGTTGACTGGGTAAAAAACTCTAACCTCTTGTATGTATCTTTCAAGCTTATATTCTCTTATTTTTTCAGTAAGAAGGTTAGGCCCAATTTCTCCCCATGTTATTTCTTTCTTATTAAAATTTTTTGATACATTTACTAGATCCTTAATTAATTGTGAATCTTTAGGAGCTTTAAGTAATCCATTGGCAACAATACCGTGGCCACCACCCTGCATACCGAAGGCATACTCTGGAAACTTCCAATCACTTTTTAAACAAATATTATCTGTATCGCTCCAAATAAGTCCAGTATCTTTTATCATTTGGTACCTAAACATATCGGCAAATGGTCCATATGAATTTTCAGTTTTAAATATTTTTCTTTTAGGAATAATGCTTCTTGCATCCTCTTTAACTATTCCATTAGGAACTTTTAAATTTTTATCATATACAAATAAAGTAAAATCGTGACCATTAGAAACAAATGAAGATAGGCACGTAATTTCTATTTTACTTAAAGGTCTTCCTACCCACAACGATCCAAATTTAGCCATGTTTATTAATATTGTCCAATCTTAAATAGATTATCATAATATTTTGAATTTTTATAAACATAAATAGTAGTTAAAAAAGATGTTGCTATTGGCTCATAGTTAATACTATTCATAAAAGATCTTATTGGAGAATCGCTGAAAGGCTTAATGCTGTCATCTTCAATCATAATAAAAGGAACTTTGTGTTCATGGCTATATGTTTTAATTACTTCATAATCTAGTCCTTCTATATCAATATTCATAAAAAATGGACGGTTTTTAAAATAATCAATATGGTGATCTATAACTTGGTCTATTGTTTTGGTATCTACAGATATTGTCCATCCTATATCTGTATGCTGTTTTTCTTTTTTCTTAATAGCAAATTCATAAGACATTGTATTAGAAGAATCTGTATTACCAAACATATAAAAAGTCTTTTGTCCTTCTTCTACATCTACCGCCCAATTCATTAATATATCATTTGGTCTTTCTTCATGAGTAAGAACGTTCATATAGCTATTTGGTTCTACAAGAGTGCCAAACCATCCAAGTTTATAAAGAAAATAAGTATTTGAGTCTTTGATTGGATGAAATGCACCTATATCTATATAAGTTTTTGGAGAAAACATATTTTTCTGCATAATCCATGATAGTCTTTTAAGAACTCCATTAAATAATGCATCTTCCCCATACGAAGAATATGATTCAAATTTTTTATATTCCATACCCATTACCCCAAAAAGGCGAGCCTATTTCTAGACTCGCCCAATTGTTAATTACTTGTTTACTTCTTCTTTGCCTTGGAAAGTGCATCCTTAACTTCTTCAGCTGTTGGAACAATTCCAAAAGCTGGATCATTTGGATTAAGTGCACGGAATACAACTGGAAGAATTGCTCCTACCAATGCTGCCCAAAGATCTTTTGGCTCAGTAACACCAGCAACATAAAGTGCTGCTGCTGCGCCTACTACTGATCGTGCATACGATGCTAGTAGTGACTTTAGTTTTCCATCTAGTTTTGCGTCCATTTTTTTTCCTCCTATAGGATAGATTTAGACTGTATTAGTATTAGTATAGCATAGCCAGCCCATAAACCAACAATGCCTGCAACACCAGCAAATACTGGTGGAGCTGGAACTGGCAACTTGAATGCAGCGAATACTACGCCACATCCAAAACCTGTTAATACGGATAAAAGTATTTCTTTCATATTTCCCCCTAAATTTTTTCACCTTTATTTTTTGAATCAGGATCACCATTTGGATTATCCAAAGGAGTTGGAGCAGTAGCTAAGGCTCCACAACTATGACACTGAATATCTAAATGATACATACCAACGGTATAAGTATCTGGGTCAAAAGAAATTAATGCACGAAATAAATTATCTCCACAATTTGGACAAGTGCATGTTGGTATTCCTCTTGCGTCTATCATTTAACTTCCTCTGGAAGAAGTTTTTTAAGTTCTTGAAATTCTTCTGATATTTTTTTTAAAGCACTATCATGTGGAGATATCATACCTTCAAGAACTATTCCATATTCATTATAATATTCTATATGTGGCTCAATTTCAGATATAAATTTTTTCAAACCATTTTGTACATCTTCAATATATGTAAATGCCCAATCACGAGAATCTGATAAAAACTTAATAAAGTTTTCTTGATGAAGATCCTCGTCTGTTTTATCTAAGTTGCTCTGGCTTTCTAGTACAGCATTAAGAAAAGTTAATTTAGAAATAACTATTTGTAATTTTTTAATATTGTATACAGCAGATAAATATGAGATTGCAAATGAAACCGATAACACAATAAATACTGCTGTAATAATATTCATATATTCTCTTTCTACTACCTATATTCTACTCTCATTATCTTGATTTGTCAAACCATATATTTTTTTAAAGTCTATTCCAGTCATTTTTTCATATGTTTTAATATGTCTATAAGATCCAAGGCCAAACAATCCTTGCTCAAGTCCACAAAGAACACGTTTTTGTTTCTCTTTAGAATGTTTCTCTATATAGGTCCAAGAGATATTTCTTATGTTTTTATCTTTCCATATTTTTTTATAGTTTGCACGATTATAAAAATGATAAAGAATATTAATAGATGGAGAGTATATGTCCCAACCCCTAGTCCAAGCTCTTAATGCAAAACAAATTTCTTCTCCAAAAAAACTAATTTCAGGATCGTACGGAACCTCTTCAATAATATTTGCAGTAGTAAAAACAAATCCAGCCAATAAAGTTGTTGACAATTCTGGAAATTTTTTATCCTTGTCATCAAACTCAACTCTTTCTGCAGTCCAATCATTTTTTTTATTTAATTTAGGTATTTGTTTTGTAGGATATGGAGGCTGTTTTTTATTTTTAGTTACAAAAACTATCTTTCCATTAGACTCAACGTGAAATGGCGGGGGAAAGTAGGATAAAATAATTTTTTCATTTTTAGATATTTCTTTTGCAATACTATGTTGTTTAATACATAAAGCATCCCAATTTTTAACAAACTGTGTATGAGAATCAATTTGTAAGTAATAGTCTTGTCCAGAATACAAAGTCATAGCTTGAGATCTTGCAAAGCCAGCACCTTTAGCATATTTAGGATGCATTTTTATTAAAGAAAGATTAGGAACCCAAGAAAGATCTGGTTCTTTATTTGGAAACTCTTGCAGAACAACTCCAAAATAAATATCTTCTGGATATGCAGCATTATCAATAGCAGATCTAATAGTTCTAATTAACTCAGGATCTCTGTAACTAGCTATTGATATAAATATACTCATGACACATGTGTTGGCCAGTAGTATTTACATGGCTCTTTTCTATCTGGACAGCATGGAGCATTATATGGACTATCTACTGCATATTGAAACCTAATGTAGTAAAGCGGATCTTTTTTAAACAAGTTTGCTTGATGAGTTGTAGTTATACGCATCATAGTGTTGCGATCTTGTGTCCAATCAGGTAATCCTTTGCCCCATTGTTTTCCGTATTGAGACTTTAATTGATTTAAATTAGATAAGTTTTTATCTACTTTTATACCACGATTTGCTGCCTCAGTTGCCATAATATTTGCATAGCTAAATAGCGCATGTTCTTTATTTTTCCACATCAAGGCTGCTGGATGATTGCGCCAAGCGCCAGAGGGAGATGCCCCAGATAATACTTTTAGTATTTGATATGCCTCAAGTATTTGTTTATTTAAACGCTTAGAGTCAAGAATCTCAGCACACTCAGAAACTACTGATGAAGGTAAAAATGTTTGCATTACTTCTCCATTATTTTTAAGCATCGCTTACATATATTGTAAGACTTACCAGTATACGGGCAATCCCCAGCACCTGTCAAGACATGTTTTTTAAATAAACAAATAACTGAAAGAAATATTGTTTTCATTTTTCCAATGGCTCTCTAGTTACTAACACAATAGCTCCCTCCATCTCTAAAGCTTTTTTAACAATTGCAACATATTTAATTGCCTCAAGTTTTTCATCATGTGTCATGCGTATAAATGATCTTTCATCTAATTTTATAGTAAGAAAGTGTTCATTATCAATAAGATTAACTCCAAAATTTTTTGGCGGAATAATATTATGAAATGCCCTACGCATAGAATCTGTATACATAATTACCCCATTGTTAATGCTTGCCAGGTATAAGACCAATCTTTTTTAGTCTTATGATTATTGAATTCTTTAGATACTTCTCCACCTTCAAGATATATACCGCCCCAAACTCCCCACTCTTTGCCAGAAACACCTACAGCAAAACACTGGCGAGCAACTGGACATGTTCTACAAAGACTGTCTACAAATTCTCTTGATTCTATATTTTCTTCATAAAAGTCAAAAAATATATTAGTGTCAGAGCCTAAACATTCAGCATTGTCTTTCCATAAATGCTGCTTCATGTTTACCTCTTATACTTATGTGGTATGTCCCATCCGTTACGAGTTACTGGATAAATGCGCTGGAGATACCAGACTCCATCTACCCTTACTCCATTTACGGCAGTACGTGCTGATTCAGAACGTTTACGATCAACAACGTCCCACCCTAGCCAAGATAAATTATTGTTTTTAGCAACAATATTTTCCATTTGATTTAAATTTTTAATTATCATTATTATCCTTAATATCTAAAGATTCCAACTTCAATGTTTTGAAGTTCGGCCTTACCTACTAGTTTTGATATTGGTTGCTTTGGTTTAGTAAGAAATGCAAAGTAGTTTATATACTCCATATTTTCTTCTACCCACTGCGAAGGAACTTTGTAACATTTGATTTTCTTTTTTCTTGCTTTCATTCCCTTTTCAGAGACGTTACAAAACTCAAAAGCCATAGAGTTTATTCTAGCTGGACCAACAGAGTATATGTTAAATTCATTATCTTCTTCTGACATTCCAGATAAAGCTACACCCATTGCACGAATGAAAACATTATAGTCGCTAAAGTCATTTGTACCTTGCACCACTACGTTCATTCCTGACCACCCCTATCTAGACTATCTAATATTAAAAGCATCTTTTCAACATCTTCTTTTGACATATCTGCTGTATCAACTGGTATTGCAGTGGATAAATCTGGAGTATCATCTACCAAATTAGCCACATAAAATACATTGTCTTGTACCCAATATGCCTTGTCCTCTATGGACACTACTCTAATTCTACTAGCATTAGATCGTTTTGTCAACTGTGAAGTTTTAAAAACAGGATATTTATTTGTATATATAGGCTTTAATATTTTATATATATCACTTTGCCTATATTGAATATTGTTAGAATTAATACCAAAAGATTTTTGTATAAATTTTACTGAAATATAACAAAGAAGTAATGTTAAAACAGTAGCAATAAAATATTCCATGGCTACCCCTTTTTATTACTAAAGGCACTACCTTCCCATAATTTTTCAGTTTTCTTTTTCTCACGTTCTACAATTGATCGTGACCAAGAAAAGCCAGCGTCTCCACCCCAAGCATCCCACATAATACGACCATTTGACGGGTTACTTGTATTATAAAAATCTTTACCTTTTTTATCTACTTCATGACGAGAAAAGAAAGAATACATTCTTTTTACTGTGTCTAGTGACAAACCACGACCAGCTACAATATCTGTTGCCCTTCCCCATCCCACAGCTGTTCCTGCACCAGTTGCCTTACCCTCTTCTTTCCACTTAAGGGCACGACGAGCAGCAGCCTTCATTCCAGATGTTGGAGTATATGTTTCTGCTTTATGAAAGTCAGAAGGATTAACTATTTTACTTCTTGACATTATTTTTTACCTCTCCATATTTTCCTAAAACTGATCTAATAGTTCCATCTTTATTAAGTCTTACAATCATGCCATTTTTTATTTGTACACTATTAAAACCACGATGTGGCTTATACTGTCCAGATGACATTACTTTACAAATGGATTTAGATCAAATATTGATCCAGACCACTCGCCCATTCCTTTTGTAGCCTTGTTGCGCCAATCTTCTGGCAGCATGTCCATAGCATTTAAAGCACGAGCACGACGAATAATGTGTGCACGAGCAGCACCATAATCTTTAGCACGACCAACTGATTGAATTGCATTTTGTAGATCTGCACGGTTAGCAATTGGGAAAGATCCATCTTGCATTGCTGTTCCTGATTCAGCCATTCTTTCACGAGCTCCTGTTGAATAATCTTTCTTATTCATGTTGTCTGTATCCTCCATCTTATAGGTGCCACCACGTCTTTTATATTCTTGAACTACCCATCCATTAGCAACTGCAGACGGATATACATCAAACTTATCTTTTGCTGCTTGAACAACTGCAGCATATAGTCTTGGATTTGCTGGAGTTGATCCACCACTACGTGGTTTAATCATTTCTCTATAGTTAGGCTTTTTTGCTTTATCCATAGAGTCTGCACTACATACTGGACAATTTTCACACGTTACATCTAATTCTTTACATGTTGGACAGCCACATCCAGCATATGCTTTGTCCATTCCAATATTTTCTTCAAGAGATGGCATAGCCATTACTTCTGATGCTTCCATTCCTATAAAATATTCTGTTTCTTCTAATCCACCATCTTCCATTTCAAAAAGTTGAATTAATACCGCTGGCTCTTCAGCAGATGCCTGAATTGCATATTCAGAACCAGGAAAACCTAACATACCATCTGTCATTACATGAACAATTCGTCCAACATATACTTCATCATCGTTTGGCGCCATAACCATGTCACCTTCTTTGACCATAGCCTTGCCAATATTTCCTTCTGAACGATTTATGGCGTAGATCTGTGCAGCAGCTTGTGCACGAGTTTGGTGGCAACCCATAACTTCATTTGTGCCGTTCTTTAGGGCAGGGTAGCCTGAACACCCATAAGATCCTTTGGCACCTACATGATATGGCATGAAACCATTATATCAGAGTTCTTGTACCCTCAAAAGCCTTTTAATTTCTTCTACTCCCCAACGATCTTCCTTAGAAAGTTTAGACAATTCGGACTCATCTAGGGCTTTCGGGGTTAGTCTAACTATTGGATTTTCATCTGAAATATTTATATCCAAAAATCCTTTTTCCCATAATTTCATAAGCTCTGAATTTACATGATTAACATGTTCACTATATAATTCTGGAGAAACTTCCTTTAGTTTATCTGTAAATTGGTACAAAAAATCACCACTTTCAGAATCTATACCCGCAACCTGCAAGGCTCCAGATAAAATTAATTTATCTATTACTTCTTGATGCATATCATCCATTTATAAATTTTACCAAAGTTTCTCTAGTTTGTCCACCTATAATTCTTTTTATTTCTACGCCATTTTCAAATAAAATAAAAGTTGGTACTGAGCTGACATTAAAGTTTTTAACTAGTTCTGGATTCACATCAACATCAATAGTTTGAAAGCCAGCTATCGTTTGATCACGATTAAGCACTTCAACTATTGGTCTTGTTTTTTTGCAAGGCTGACACCAATCAGCGGTAAAATAATAAACAGTTTTCATTTTTTCTCCTATAGTATGCTTAGTATTTTTGAGTTATTTAATTTTTTTATCATTGTTTCTGCTTCACGATCTTTATTATGT